ATCGTAGTTATCAACAAATTGCAAAAATTTACTGGTTATTAGCTCCCATCGGCGCTGGGCCTCCCCCGCCCCCTGGAAGCTGCCTCGGTGCATTATCTGCACCCCCTCCTGGTGGACCCTGCAAAGCTGGATCACCAGTTCCCGGTTGTTGCGCTTGGTTCATTGCAACAATACTAGGAATCTTATCTGCAAACGCTGAATCAAGCTCGAGCTTGTCATCAAGACGTTTAAGCAATTCTTTAGCCAGCCACTTCGGGTCGATACCCGGTATTTGCAGCAAGAACGGCATAATCCGCTCAATGTTTGCAAGCTCGGCTGCGCGGTTAGGTTTACCCGTCGATCCCGCTTCGATCTCCAGATAAATCTCTTCCATAATCTGATCGCGTGTCATTTCCGGCCAAACAGCGCCGGGGCCAACAATCTTCTTAACTTCATCGATAGACAAATTCGCCAAAACGACTTGACCGGCAGCGCGCGTCATTTCCGACATAAAGCTGTCTAGCTCGTCAACATTTGCGCCCATCGTTGACATACGCGCGCTTTCGGCAATCGATGTCTCTGTCGCCGTAGCACGGGACAGCCCACCAAACTGAGCCTCTTGCGCGCCGACAACAAGCTGGATGTCGTCGAATATGGTGCGTACTTCGTACAAGTTTGGATCGATACCAATTTGACCGACAGGCTGAATAACGTCGTTTACCTTCTGACCAGCTGCCAACGCTTGCAGTTCGATCACTGCATTTGCTGGGTGCGTAGCCAGCTTTTCCTTATCCGCATCCTCCAAGACACCGGCTGGTGCTGCATACTTAGGACGATTGGCGCGTCTATGCTCACGCAAACCCTGCCTTGCGCGATTGTATTCGTGCTGCATAGGCATCAAAAGGCTGATGTCTGATGGAGGATATAGATGATCTTTATGCTCGATCTCATTGAACACCAAAGAGAAGATAGGCCAGAATGTTTCGACTTTTACGTCTGGCCCCATAGGTTCACGCAAGAAGTCATTGTGACCATCAGCAAGACAATACTGAACGCCAGTCTTGCGGTCATACACTTCAAAGATTTGAACCAGACCATCAGGCGCGCCTTCACCGTTAATATCGTCATACGAAGATCGCTGACGGTATTCATCGTATGGGCCAGTTGACCGACCCTTCATATCATATGTGCGATACTTGTCTTTAAGATCGACGTCGTAAATCTCTTTTACTTCGTCTGGCGTTAAATACATTTCGTGGGCAATCCATTCTGCACCAACGAACCCGCGCAGCTGACGGCATCGAGGGTCTACAATGATGGAATTAGCCTCTGGGAAGTCAAACACCAAGCCTTCACGAATAGTAATCATAGGCTCTTCAAGTAGCGTCTGCATCGAAAGCATAAGCTCTTCGATCTCTGGATCATCCTTTTGAATTTCACCTTTTTGAGCCTCTTGAGCTACGCGGCGAAGAAAATCCACTTGTGCTTGAACGTCAGCAATTTTAGCCGCAACTTCCGGCGCCCTATCAACGTCACGCTGAAAACCTACCTTCACAAAGCCAACGCCAGTAGTAATAACGCGGCGTACCAGCGCTTTCATTTGCGCCTTGAACGCTGGTTGCTGCTCTTTCATGTAGTAGTCAAAGAGATTTTCGAGCGTCTTTGCGACGTTATCGAGCATCTGGCTCTCGTTCTTGCCATTCATGTAGTCTTGAATAATCATCGAGGCTTCTGGCGGCACGGGTAATCCGTTTTGCGACGACGCCTCAGAGGCCATAAACGCTTGAGCCAATGTTTCAGCATCGCCATCCCAAAACTCATAGGACATACGGTTGCGCCGCTTGGCTACCGCCTTGGGGTTTTTAGCATACAAAGCGGCTGTGCGCTGTTGAACATGGCGCTGCAAGATATTGGCAACATAGTTATCACCAGACCAGTTCTTTGCGTCATAGCCATTAAGAACGGCGTCCATGTCGGTTCGCATCTGCTTAAACGACTTTTCGTGAAACTTTTTAGCGTGTTTGACCTTTGCCAGCCACTGACTGACTAATGCACTACGGCGTTGTGTAGGCTCTTGCCGCTCTTCGTCTGCCGTATCTATCATCATTTCTTCGTTCATTACCAACCACCAGTCTTGTTTTCCAAAAATTGTTGCTTACGGCGTTGCGCAGAATCCCACTTAACCCACGCTAGCGTACCGACTTTTGGACGGCTATCTGACTTCACTATACCACCTCCAGGGGTGGTTAGTCGAGCCAAGCCCATTCCCACCCAAGCAAGGGTGTCTACAAAGTCGTCATTTCGCCCATTGGGAAACTTTAAAAGCTCGTCAGTTGCCTTTTGAGTCCACACAGATTGACGCGGGAACAATACCTTATTCATAGCCATACGGCCCAGTATAGACTGTGCGCGCTGCACCTTATTCGCTACCGGCGTGACTTCCTCAATCCGGCAGTAAACCTTTTCCTCGCCCATGCGTTTGCGCAAGAACGGGCCAATAGCCTTGGATATGTGGCCTTTTTCAGCCCACCAAATAAGAGGTTTCCACTTGCGCATTAGCTCCAACATGGCGTCCACAACCTTGTCTGTAGTTCTCTTTTCCCACCAGCAATCCAACAAATATATATCGTCGTTCCTATCGACGCCCACAATTAACAAACACGTCGCGTCGTTGCGCGTCTTATCAACCCCAACAGCATGATCTGAAGCTGCGTAAATACGCATGTCGTCTGGAACGTCTTTGCGATTAAAGTATTTGATGTTTTCGCGCCGAAACAAATCACCGTCTTCCGCTGTCGGCCTGCCTTGATACAAAGCGCTAAAGCCACGCGGATCAAGACGCCGCTGCGCTTCCATAAACTCCATATCAAACCGCTCGGGCCACAGCAGTTCACCCGGCTTGCGGCCAAGAGGGTCTTCATCTTCCGCTAATGCCGGTAAGTTAATAATCTTCCACTTTGCAGCCTCCTCGGAGCTGTAATGCGGGTTTGTGGGGTCCGTAAGACGACCAATAAGATCATCCTCATGCCAGCGCGTCTGAACGATAACAATAGATGCTGATGCTGTCATAAGGCGCGTCATCAAAACTTGTGTGAACCACTGCCACAGTTGTTCCCGCAACGTCGGGCTGTTGGCCTCTAAGCTATCCTTAATCGGATCGTCAAGAATAACAAAATCGCCGCCACGGCCAGTAATCGAACCACCTCGACCAACAAACACCGACATGCCGCCAGACGTTGTTTGTATCCTCGACTTCGATGCACCGCCCTTGCGCAACCCAAAGCTCGGGAAAACATGCTTGTATTGCGGCAGCGTCATAATATTTCTGACATCTGCACCAAAGTCTTTCGCAAAGTCTTCGTTATAAGTAGCAAAGATCACATTGCGGTACGGATCACGACCCTGCACCCAAGGTACGAACCGGCGCGAAACTAACTCCGATTTACCGTGCCTGGGCGGCATAGATACGATTAAACGCGGAATGTGGCCCTTCTCTACCTTCTCCAGAACCTTGGCTAACGCTCGATGGTGCTTCGCATCCTTAAACATGCTTTCGTCAATGTTCTCTGGATCATCCGCATCAGGCATTGTGTACTTAACAAAATCGACAAAGCTAGTCCGGCACTCAATAGCTTTTTTAAGCCTGCGCGCCGAAGCAATCTTTTTATCTAGCTCGTCAAAACGCTTGTTCTCACTCATTGGCTAAATCCAACGCCTTTTCCAGAGTTTCAGTATTGCGCCTACTCCAGCCCTTTCCGTAGATTTTATAATCGTCAAGAGAGCGATAAAAAGCCTCACGACCATCATAATATTTGTGAAGCACATCCACGGGATCAAAGTCATACACCGCTGCAATGGTTTTAGGGCCGATAGCACCATCAGCCGTTGCTGACACTGAACGCTGCAAAATCTTGGCGGCGCGGCCTGGTCCGGCGTTAACACAAAGGTCGGCGCAGCTTACGTCTACACCAGAAGGGAGTTCATCTGCCTTAACCGCATCCCAGTAGTTCTTTTTGTAAAGAGGCTTAACATCATCAACGGTCAGCTTACGCATCACTTCTTTCGGTGCAGGCTTGCCGGTATATTTCGCCCAGTTCCACGAAGTAACACCAAGCATTGTGCTGCCTTCGTTACCGTGGCCGTCACCCTTGCTGTTACCCTTGTCGCGCTGATCGTCAGTAAAGCCACCCTCATGCTTTATCAGCATTTCAAAAAACGTTTCCCAGTTCTCTTTCATTTCTTACCTCCAAAAAATTGCTTGCCACCTCGAATGCCAACCGCTGCTGTGCATACAGTGAAGACCAACCATGTGTACCAATCAGGCAACTCAGAAAGGCGGTCGAAACCGTTCTTAACTGTCTCCTCCATTCCCGGTATGAAGCACAGAATGACGGGTATAAGGACGGCAAAAGTTACCACTTCGTCCTTGATCGATGACTGCGTACCTTCAGCCATAATCCGCTCCCAATCGGCAGTGGATGTCTCTTTGGATAATAGTATCTTTGCTTTGCTTTTAGCTTCAACCAGCTTCAACTGGGAGGCCGCCGCGTTTCTATCGGCTTTCCCCTGGAGCCAAGAGCCAGCAAGATTAGCTACCGGACCAAGTGCTGAAGTTAATAAGTTCATCATTTCTTATCTCCCATTGCGCTGAACCCAAAGAAAGCCGCAACCAACCCAGAAATGGCTATGAAGTATGTAGGTGCGATGTCAGCAAGAAGTTGCCCTGTGGTGTCGTATCCCCATATATCTGCCGCAACTATGCCGACCGGATAAATCAACAAACCAAACAAAGCGAACCACGTCATTCGGAGTTTAGCATCGCGCTTGTGATCTGCATCTTCCATGCGCAAACGGCGATCCTCAAGCATCAACTCGCGCTCGTCGGCGTCAATCTTACCGTTTTTGTTCAGATCATATTCAGTCATCTTTTAAACTCCTGGCATACTCAATGGCATAACGTTTGTGGTGGGTGATAATCACAACTCTCATATCCTCGTCATACACAATGTAATTCCCTCGCTTATTCCGGTATAACCTCAAAACAATACACCGTCGTTTGGCTGGTGGTTATTAAGACTTTCGCATCCTCAAGGGCTTCTTTGCACTCCATTTCAGTTGGAAATTGGTCGAGCTGATAGTGTTCGATATTGTTATTGATTACTACAAACCACACCAAAAACCACATCTACCAACGCCCCTGATGTTGGCCCCAGAAGTAGAAAAACAAAAACAAAGCGCCCCCACTAATTGCAAAAATCACAGTTCCAATAGCAAAGTTAATCACAGCATCTATTTGAGCTTGCTTGCGGTAGATTTCATCTTTGCGCTGTTTGCGCATTTGAGCCTCAATACCTAGCACTTCCTCCCATTTTTTTGGCCCGTAATGCCATGAAATGTAATCTTTCAATTCGTTTCTCATTCGAGAAAGCTCTTCTTTTTTTGACCAAATCAGAATTGCCGTCTCTTCGTCTGACCCCTTGAATGTTTTTTGCCAGAAAGGAGGATTCTTTTGCCGCTCCTCAAGGTGGTTAAAGTCGGCACACGCCTTACCCCAGGTTGCTAAAGACTGCCCCATCTCGGAAATGTCCTTGTAAGTATCAAGGCCAGCCCGGAGCGTCTTGTAAGCGCCAGTAGCCATCAAGGTGATGCTTACCGGGTCCACAATTTCAGCCCATCTTTGTCAACACGGCGACTAAAAGCCCAATAATAGACGCCGTTGCTGCAATCATAATGCTTTCCATCCGCTTCACACGGCCAAACAAATCCTTGAATTGGATTTTTACCTCAGTCTTTATAGCGATTACCTCCTTCTCAAGGCCGTCTATGCGCTCATGCGCCGATGATACTGTTCGTTTGTCCATTTCTCAGTCTTTCTGTTTACCGTATTAATCAACAATTAAGGCTTAGTTGGCCAGTCATCATCAGCCAAGTTAGGCCAATCAGCGTGCGCAGTAATGTCACGCAAAGCTTGGCGGTAAGCTGTTTGAGCTTGGGTCATAGTTAGATCACTTGACGCCCACCAATCAGTTTCAGTAAGCAAAGCGTCCCGTTTAGTGCGGTTGCTCTCAGCCACACTGGCATCAAGACTAGCTTGGTATGCAGCCTCATGCTCTGCCTTAGTGGTAGTTACGCCATCCTCAGTCGTGTCAGCAAACATATCACGGGCAACGTACTTCTCTATCCAGTTACCTTTAGCGTCTTGCTCTACACCATCACGAGCAGACGTTTGATACGCCGTTGTTGTAGCCGCTGGGCTGCGTAGGACAGCCTCTAGATTAAGGCCAGCAAGTGTTGCAGCCTTCCAGACACGGGGCAGCGATACGTTGCTGTAGTGGCTGCGCCACTGCCCCTGCGTTTTAACTTCGCCTGTTGTAGTGTGTCGATATTCAGCCATCAGAGTGATCCTTTCGTGATGCTGTTGAGTTATGCGATTGCGTAGAAAATGTAATTGTCGCCACTTTGATTTGTCGGACTATTAGCTCCAGTGACAATGAAGCCGCTGTTATCAGGGTCAATGTAGTCTGCCGCAGAGTTTTGAGACGTATTATCATTGAGCCTTAAAAACGGAT